CAAAATTCGGCCATACTGTTGTAACGTCCTCTGAATAAAGGCTGTCCACATAAGAGTCCACACTTGACCTTGCCGCACCTCCCCTTGTGCCACTCGAACCACCTTTTGCAATTTTAAAAGTCAAGCTGGTTAAATTTAGTCTTTTGCCGGAATCCGCAGTTAAAGTAATATAAAAATAACTGTTATTCGCCACTGCTGTTGCCGCAGAGGTTGCGCCGCTTGCTGGATATGTCGATAATAAATTTTCTTCGGGAACCATTGCGGTTAAAGAGCCGTTTGTAATATCCCCCGCCGTAACGTCAGCAGCCTCCGTTGTAGCCAATAACGTGTCTGAAGTTAATGCCCATTGAGCCAAAACAGTCATTAAGCCCACCCCCTAGTTGAAAAAGTTAACCCGCCTTTATAAATAAAATCTTCTTTAATAATAACGGCATCGCCATTGACGTTATAAGCGTCATAAATTGTTATTGTGTCTGTGGTTTCCCTGGCGGGATTTCCTCGCTCTATTAAATCATAAATAACCCGCTTTTGTGCCATCACCAAAAGCCAATCAGCAGTATCTTGGTTGCCTAACGGATTATTAACGCTTAATACTTGTGCTGTTTCGCCCGCTGTAACGTCCGAAGCTGTATAAATATCTTCGGTTTCTGCAAATTCATTATTAACGGTCAACTCAACGGTATTAACTCTATCCTCAATAGACACCTTGGCCACGCTTGCCATATTGTCATTATCTAAGGTATCAGTAGAAGTGTTTGCTGCAATTTCTTTAAAAATTAACTTACCATCCCTGTCAAAATAACAGGTAGTCATAGCTGCCTGTGCTATTAACCTTAACGCTTCCCTGTGTGTTGCGGTTGAAGGGATACACTTATTAATAGTTAAAGCCCCTGTTGCCGATGGAATTTCGGTTGTTATAGACAGGCCGCTGTCAGTAATAACTGCCGCCACTAAATTTGTCACCGTGTCTGTTCCAGTCGTGCCAATTCTGCAAATTGATTTCTCAAGCTGATAGAATTTATCATATGCTGTGATTTTCGCTGTCAATGAGGCGTCTTGTGCTTCCGACTTAGCAAAATAGAATTTACCCATGTTTACATACTCAAGGCCAGTTTTAGACGAACCAACACCAATTTCAACATTAATTTCCTGCCCTTGTTGTAAGTAGCTATATACCGAAGAAGGAGAAAGCATATTGTATTTAGTGTCTGAATTGTCAAAGGTAATTGTAAGTTCACTACTTGGCAAGGCTTCAGCCATCGGGGATAATTCATACAACAAGCTGCTGCTTTTTATATTATCTTTATCAAAATATTGGACTATCCCAAAAATTACTTCCGACACCCTAACCCTTTGATAACCTTCTTGAGTTGAGTTGAAGGTTGTTATTATTTTTCTGTAGTCTGTGACGGGTAAATCAATAACCTGCACCACTGAAGTACAGTTGATGGTTAAATCATCAATCAAAACATCAAAAGAATCATAAGCCTCCACCATAATTTCATCTGGGTACATATTCGCTTTATCGTCGAAAATAATGGTAAAACCGACCGAAGTATGATTTTCAGCAAAAGAAAAAGTTAATGTTGGTGGAGTAGTAAAAGTGCCCTCTGCCCCCGAAAGCCCACTCCACCAACCTGTTTGCTCTCCTGTCACACTATCGGGCATTATTTGCATTGTGCCATCTAAAGGCCAGCCGCTAGTTTCTAATGTTGCCCATTTATTTCCCATGCTTTCTGTTGCATCGTGTGTTTGTGTCAGTTGGGAGATGGTCTCCGAAGCACTAGCCGCTGCTGTTGCGTCTGTATAGGCATCAGTATCAACCAAACGAAAGGACGCCCTTAAATCAACCCAGCGAGCGTCCGAATAAGCATTGTATGAAGCTGTCGTCGTTTGCAACTAAACCACCTCTTGTGCTGTCATCGTCAAGAAAACCCCATGCCATAAACCAACACCTGAAACAAACTTGAATATTTTTGTTTTCGGAAATGATACGGAAAACTTGCCGCTTTTGTCTGTTCCGTCAGGGTCTGGATAAGTAACGGTAAAATACCCGCCTTGCCTTAATAAAGTAATTAAGCTTACCATTGTGGCCGCTGGTACATAATCCCATTCAGCATTAACAACCGCTCTGTGGCCAATAACATCTTTAACCATCTTTCCGCTGGCCATTGTTGTTTCGTTAGCGACCTCTTCACCACTAACAGAAACAGCCTTAACCTGGGGCATGGTTACTGTGGTGATGCCATCAGTTATAACAATCTGTGTACTCATGCTAAGGCAACCCCTTTCTGTTTAGCAACATTCCGCAAAGGGTCAAACATAACATGTGCCACAACCTTTCCATCTATAACCACAGGAGCGGGTTGTATTATAATTTGTTGAGTACCCATTACCGCTGCCAGGCCATTTACAATACCCTCGCCCATTTGAGCATTAGCCGAATAAGTTCCATTCATCTCTATATTTTTAGGCACGCTTGCATTAATCTGTTGGGCAACTTTGTCCATTTTGTCTGTAAAGCCCACGCCTAAACCCTCGGCCATATAGCCACCAAACTTTTCAAACAATCGGCTTGGGCTGTGAGCATCAATACCATCCTTGCCAGTAAAAACACCGACAATTCCATCAACAAAGCCTGTTATTTGGTCTTTTAACCAGCCAGCTGCACCTTTAATACCTTCCCAAATCTTCTCAACGATATTTGCTCCAATTTTCATAAATTCTGCAGGGATTTCCCTTGCCCATTCAACCAAACCTGTAAAGAAGGTTTTAATTTGGTTACCGATATTAATAACAGCATTTCTAAAATCTTCATTTGTTTTCCACAAAACGGTAATAGCTGCCACTAAACCAGTAATGCCCGCTATAATTAAACCAGTTGGAGATGCAGCTATGGCAAGATTTAAAAGTTTTTGTGCTATTGTTACCGCTGCCGTAGCAGTTTCCCAAATCTTCACAGCAGCAACCACGCCAGCTATCGTTAGCCCAACACCAGCAATCAGTTTTCCGTTGTCAATTACCCATTTTAAGCCATTAACAAGGGGGCTAATATCAATGTTCTGTATTTTATCGGTCAGTTCGAGCAAAAACGGCGAAAGACTAGCGAACGCTTCGCCAAATTTGCCAACTAAAGAAGATTTCATATTGTCGATTGAATCGCCAAAAGCATCAAGCCCTGCAACCGCCTCATCCGACATAACCATACCGCTATTTCGTGCGGCTTGCCCTAGTTTATTTACTTCATCTGCGCCAGCCTTGATTAATGGGTTTAATTCCATCGCAGACTTGCCAAATAATTGCATGGCTATGGCATCTCGCTCTGTTTCGTTTCCCACACCGTTTAGAGCGTCAAATGCTTCAAGCATTACGGTCTTAACATCTCGCAAATTTCCGTTACTATCAGTAACGCTAATACCAAGAGCAGCAAAAGCAGCGGCCTGGTTTTTACTTCCTGTTGTTGCGGCATACATTGATTTTGTCAGTTTTGCCTGCGCCCCTGTAATCGTTGTCAATTCAACGCCCAAATTATTACCAACATATTGCCATTCTTGCAGCTGTTCCGCACTCATTCCTGTAACATCGGCCAACCTTTGAATTTCGTCAGCTGTATCAACGGCCTTAACCGCAAAACCAACAACCGCAGCAGTAACTGCAGCAGCAGCAACCTTAACCACATTAAAAACCTTGCCCAGGTTTTCCTGTGCGGTTTTAAATTCTTCGCTATTTTTAATAGCCGCTAACTGGTTTTTGTTATAATCTTTAATGGCCTGGGTATTGTCTTTTATGGCGGTTTCTGTTTGTGCTAAGTTTTTTTCAGCATTGTTTAACTGGATTTGCCAGTCTTTAACCTTATTACTGTTTTCACCAAATTCATTTTTGGCATTTTCTAAGGCGGTTTTTAAGGTTTCAACTTTGTTTTTTTGCTCAACCAGCTGTTTATTCAAAACCTCTGATTTACTTGTTAATGCTCCCATGCCGTTTGAATTGTCAGAAAATTCTGCTGTAACCTTGCCCATTTCAGAACCCAAAACGGACAGGTCTTTATTAATATTTTTAACAGCTTCTCTAAACTCTTTTTCGCCGTCAAGGGCTAAGCCGGCACCTATTTTAAAATCGTCTGCCATTTTTTCACCTCCTAAAAAGGAATAACATCATCAATAGTAACAGGGGCTTGATATTCGCCCTTTTCTTTTTGGTACTCTGTATATAAAAGCATTAATTTTCGTATTGTCATTTGCCAAACTTCTTTCTCTGAATATCCAAGTAATGTTTTTCCAACAAACAACAAGCGAGCAACAGGGAATTTTTCCGTTACTCGCTCATGGCGTTTGGGCTTTCTTCTTCGCTTTCTGGTGTGCCAGCAGAAAATGCTTTTAATACCTTGCTGCCAGCCTCTTTCAAATTGGCGGGCGTTAACAAACGCCCTATTTGTCGTTCTGTGACGTGTTTTTCTCCTGTTTCAAAATAATCTATACCCTCATTAATTAAAGTCGCAAGGATAAATTTTAAAGCTTTATATACCCTTTTATTATCATTCAAAATATCAAACATTTGTTCTATGGGAATATCAAATTTTTCTTGTATATCATCTATTACATTTAAGTCAAAATATAATTTATATTCTTTTTTATCCAGCACCAAGCTAATGCCCTGTGGCTTTAAATCGCTCATTTCCTTTCCTCCTTATAAGAGAGGGGAGGCTTTGCGGCCTCCCCTAATATAAAACAGTTTTTATTAAGCAGCTCTTTGAGCCATAATGGTGTAAGTAACGGCAGTTTTGCCGCTTTCTTGTACCACAATTTGAATAATCTTGTTTGCACCTGCCAACATAGCAATAGTGCCGCCCTTAACCTCGGTTGTAAGGGTTTCGGTATAAACGCCATCAACATACACTTTAGCAGTACCAGCTGCAAAAGTAGCCGTGATGTCTGTATCGTCTGTGCAGGCACAAGAATAATTATACGTACCAGCAGCAAACGAAGGTGTCAAAGTACCGTTACTCATCGAAAGTACGGTTATGTTGTTGGAAGCAGCGGAAGATATGCCACTCTTGGTGTTCAAATAGGCAATTGCTTCTGCTTCGGTGTCAAAAGTTGCTTCTTCTTTCCAATAACCATCTGCCGCCACCATAATTGCACCTTCTAAAGTAGTAGTGCCAAATTCCGCACCTTCGCTTTTGGTTTTCATTTCGTCGGCAGGCTCGCTAAACTGTACCTTTTTAAGCCAAATAGCCCGCCAACTACTAACACCGCCAACTACCTTTTTACCGTAAAAACCAAATCCTACATAAGCAGGGGAATCCGTGCCACTTGCAAGCAATTCTTTACTTCCTAGACTTGCGTCGATTGTGCTACCCTCGGTATAGCCCAAAAGTGCAACCTGGACAGCATTGGACAAGTCATCCATCTCAAAAGTAATAGTGCCACTTGAAAAGCTTTTGTCACTTTCTCTTATAGCATCATCAGCAAAAAGCTTAACGTCGTTTACTTCAACAGCAATACTTGCGTTAATGGACTTAGCCAAGACTGCACCGCCAGAATAACTAATAGCGGAAGTGGTTTCTGTAGCAGGTGCGTAAACTGGATATTTTAATCCGATTTTTGCCATTTTTTAACCTCCTTAATCATTAATTGCACCC